GTCGGCTTGCCCACTTGTGTTGCGTAATTCATTTTTTTAAATTTTATATTAGCTTTATGACTACGTTACCAATACCTTTATATCCGTGAATATTCAACAGCTTATTATGGCTGGGGACTGATAAACTAAAATCTATTAATAATTATACAAAAAATTATTTTGATGAAAACAATAAATTACATATCTTTGTATCTATGAAAAAATTAATATTTTTAATTGTAATACTTTCATCTTGTGCAACTGAAAAATTCTATTCTGAAAATGGAAGAATAATTTCAAAAAAAACTTATAATGCAATGAGAGAAAGGAGATTTAAATATGTTATGGAACATATGAATGACGTTGATAAATCAATTATTAAAACATTAAAAATAACTGAAAAAGTTAAAGATTCTTTAATTAAAACTTACGATAATTATTGAGGATTTTGCTGAATGTATTGTTTAATTTTTGCAATATCTTCTTCTGTCAAATTAAAATAATTGACAAATTCTTTCCATTTTTGCCCATTATATTCTCCAAATTGTGGTCCATTAATTATACCCTTATTATCAACTGCACGATAAACTTTAGCGTAAGATGCTATTGGATTTTTTCTGTCATATCTCCATAAGGCTTGTTTATTTACCACAGTTCTTCCTAATGCAGTCGGTTGAGTCCAATCAATTACATTTCTCTTATCAATAACTTCACCACATTTATTTAAGGTCATTAAAAACTCAGGCGTTTTTCCAAGTCTTTTTCCTCCATGAGAAACAAACCCTTGAAACAATTCTTGTCCTTTATTATTAGTTATTGTTAAATGTGCAGGGTCTGCATGACAATCATCATAAAAACATCCGATAGATAGAACTATATTGTCCTTACCATTTAAAATTGTCAAAGCCTGTTCTTTTGTTATGGTCACACTTCCACCTCTTGACCCCCCATCATTTCCATTATCTAAATTTATTACGGGACTTAGAGGAATATTATTAGCATATAAAATAAAATTAGCATTACTACATTGATGACATTTGCTTTCATCTTTCCACAAAGTACTATTTAGTGAATCTGCAGGTGTAGAAAAACACCATTCTCTTTTATAATCCAACGCAATTTTTAAATCAACCAAACAATCTATTGTTTCAGATTTTTGACCTTGGACACTTAAATCAATTGTTATTGATTGACTATTTGTATACCCTGAAAAATCTTTAGTTAAACTTGGATTCCATTCTGGACCAATTGCCCCTAAATTATTTACAGGTAAGAAGTTGGCATTTTCAGGTAAAATTGTTTTTAAATAATTTGTTATTGTATCACCTCTTCTTTGAGATAAATCCCCAACATTAAAACCTTTTTGATTTGGAACTTTTGATTCTGAGGCAGATACTTGAACATTTATTGATTGGTTCTCAGGAAATTGTTTAAAATACTCGTCAATTTGAGGTTTAATTGCATTTATTACATTTGTATTAAGAAATCTTAAATCAAATTGTCCGCTTGGGAATGTTTGAGAACCTAATGGTATTTTTTTAGGTGGTGCTGTTGTTGTAATTGTTTTCTTAAAAGAATCTTGTTCATTTAGAAGATACAATCTTTTTGTTGCAGATTCATGAAGATTTAATATTCTAAATTTTTCTTCTTCACTAATATTCCATGTTTGCCTAATCATGTTAATAAATATATTATAAATAAAAAAAGGGTCCCTTTTGAGGACCCTTTTTGTATCGTTAAAGAATAGATTATCTCAATTCTTTTAAGTCGAATGTTCTTACGCCATCAACTGTGATTCTACCGTAGAATCTGTTGTTCACCATCTTCTTAGCGTATCTAGTCATGATACCTTTGATTGGTGTGAAGTTGAACGGATTGTACATTGTAGGAGTAAGTTGTAATGGAACGTATGGTGCGTAGATGTAACCTGTATCTAACAAAGAAGTACCTTTGTGACCCATTAACACTTGGTTTGGTGGGAAGTAAGGGTCTCTGTAAACTTGGTATCTACCAGCTAATGTACCAACTCTTTCAATACCCATGTTGTATTGGTCTTGCTCAGGAGCTGCATTTGAAACGTGGAAATACTCCAAGTCATCAAAGATAGCACTGATTTCAGAAGAAACAACTATCCAGTTAGCACCACCTCTTAAAGTAGACTTATGGATTTGTGCAGAAATTTGGTTGATTGCTGTGATTAACGTTTGGTTCCAGTCTTTTTGTGTGTAAGGTTGTGCCTGACCACCAAGTCTCTTCCATCCGTTGTAATCCCATCTTAAATTCCAAGCTGCACCTTTTCTTAAATCTCTCAAGATTTCTCTATCGATTTCAGCAGCAACTTGCTCAGATAATAATGCTGTTAATTCAGCTTCAGCGTCGATGTTGTGGAAAGCCGCAACGTCTTGAGCCATTTCAGGAGACCATTGTGCTCTTAATTTTCTTTCAGTTACAGAAACTGTTACTGACATTAAGTCAAATGAAACCTCACCAATTTTATCTTCAAATTCTAAGTTCTTATAGATTCTATAAGTAGCTGAGAACGCGTTGTTAGTCGCTGTAGAAGAAGAGAATGTAGAACCTGTGTAACCGTCCATAGAACCGCCACAAGTAATACATACTGGTACTTGTAAATCAACCTCTAAGTAGATGAATCCTTGTGCATCACAGATGTTGTCATATTGACCACCATCAGTTAATGAGTTAGGGAATACTAATGTTTGGTTGTTGTTACCGTATTGAACGATACCTTTACCATATCTTTGAGTTACAACTCTGAATAAGTAAGGACCACCGCCTGCAGTTGTAGTGTTTGTAGAAACACCGTAGATTGTTAAATCTGCTAAGAAAGATTCTGTATCCATTGGTTGACCGTCTGGACCAATTAACTTACCAGCTCCATCAGATGCAAAACCTGACATGATAACTAATACTTTTCTGTAATCAGTTAATGCGTAAGCTGCTGGTTCTAAATTCAATGTTGTGCTATTCCATTGTGCTGTAACAACTGAAGTGTTTGCAGATGTAATAGAACTGAATTGTCCTTTTGAATAGTCATATAAACCTGGAGGGTCTAATGCTGGTTCAGCACCTTCGTAGAATCTATCGTAAAGGTCTCTACCTGTATTATAGTCATAACCTGCGTTAGGTGATGCTGGACCGTCTGGTGCTCCAAAAGGTGAATAATGAATACCAGTGTTGTCGTTTTGACCACCACCTACTTCATATTGTTGAATATTTGGTACAAAGTAGAATAATTTACCGATTGGTAAGTTCATAGCTTGTACTGAAACGATATCGTTAGCTAACAATTTAGAGAAAACTCTTCTCACGATTGGAAATACAACAGTTTCAAATGCACCTGTATCAGATGTAGATGAAGCTTCGTTGATTAAGAATGATGCTTGGTTTTCGTATAATTGTGCTACGTTTTCTCTCATGTGACCTTTAAGACCTTCTAAAAAGCCTAATTTGTCCCATTTGCTGATTGTATCTTCTTTGATAACTTTAAGGTGCTTAAGACCGATGTTACCAACAAGACCTGATTCTAATAATGCTCCCATTTTTAGTATTTGTTTTTTATTTTATTTATTTTATTAACCTAATTTACCCATTAAATCCTTCATTCTTAAGAATTGAGGATTCTCATAAGTTTTTGATTCAATTAAGGTTGTTGAAGAACCAGAAGAAACTTGTTTATTTAATTTAACTTCTACTGACTCGTTCATTGGTTTTGATTCTGTTTTTACCAACTCGTCTTTTAATGACTTGTAAAGATTTTTAGATTCTTTTAAAGTTTCAACATTGTCAAATCTTCTTAGAATATTAATTTTTTCTTTTTTAGTTGTAGAATGTTCAGTGAACAATCTTGTTGCATATGCTAAGTTGGAATTGAAAATAGCAACTTCATTAAGTTTTTCTCTGAAAACATTTAATGCTTTTCTATATTCTTCATTTTTTTCTCTTAACATTGTAACTTCCGCATTAACAGATTCTTTTTTGATAGCAGTATTTGCATTAGAATGAGCTCTTGGTTTTGGTAAACCACCCTTTCTAAAATTACTACCCATTCCTAAAGTTCTTGCTTCTTCTTTCGTTTCTGCCTTTTTGATAACTTTAGATTTTCCTTCCATATTTTCTCCTTTCTTGTATTCGAATTTAGCCTTGCCAGTTCCCATTGTTTTGGGTCCTTCTTTTTTATCTTCTTTAAAACCACCTTTACCAGATGATTTATAAGAAAATTTAGGGCCATGACCAAGTCCAACACCTTTAGGTTTTTTTACTCCTAATTTTTTTGCCTCTTTGATTGAGTTGTAAGATTCATCCATTTCATCAGCTTCATCCATTTCATCAGCTTCATCCATTTCATCAGCTTCATCCATTTCATCAGCTTCATCCATTTCATCATCTTCATCCATTTCATCAGCTTCATCCATTTCATCAGCTTCATCCATTTCATCAGCTTCATCCATATATGATTCATCTTCTTCCTCTTCTTCAGATTCGTCAAATTCTATTTCATACATGATTTCATCATCTTTATCATCATAAGCTTGGTCAACATCAAAATCTGAAGTTTTACCATCTTTTGAGAAAATTGCGTCAATTACATCTTGTGTATCAACGTCGTGTTGTTCTTTAATTTTCATTTTTTTGTTTAAGGGTTTTTCTTCAGACTCACCAAGTTTAACTAGATATTCTACATCAGCATCATTATCTTTTAAGTGAACGTTGCCACCATCTTTTTTTACGATGATACCATCTTCCTCACCCATAGCTTTGAATACTTTAAGAATTTCTTCGTCAGATGCGTCAGTTAAATCTATCGGAGAATCTTCGGAGTCAGTGTCCATATCCATGTCCACATCATCCAAATTATCTGCATCCATGTCAACATCGTTAGAATCCATGTCCATGTCAACATCTGTGTCAACATCCATGTCTTCGTCATCAGTATCCATATCAGCATCTAAGTCAACCTCATCGTCAGTTTGTTCTGAAAGAGATTCTTTTACTAATTGATTGATTTCTTGCTTCATTGTAGCGGCAAGTATTCCTTTTGCATTTTCGGCTATCGCTTCTTCAACGTTTTTCATTTGAATTAGAGCCTCTTCCACTGGATTTTTCTTAGTATCTTGCATGAAAAATTTTAATTATTTAATGATAAATAGTATCTTACTTGAAAAAAGTTGATTTTTTATAGTTGAACAAACGTTCTTTTTTGAAGTGATATATTTTGAACCGCCATATCTGGTTGTGCTTCTACCCATTTATCAACATTAGAATACGTATCATAGATGATATAAGTGTATAATGAATTAGTAATTGTATCTTTTAATCCTACACTATATGACTCATCTGAAGACGAGTTAACAAGTATTAAAATTTGTTGTTGAATGTTAATCGATTGAATAACCTTTCCTGTACCCTCCGCCCATGATACACAGTCTCCCCATGTATTACCGCTTACTAATGTTGCACTTCCAACTCCACTTGATTGTAAACTTACGCTAAATAACATATTTTTTAATTTACTATAAATATGCCCATAAATAAAAAAAGTGGTCAGAGACCACTTTATTTAACTTTCAATTACTTCATCGATTTTACTTTCAGACACTGAAGTTATTCTCCAATCGTGTGTAAAACCTTCGTATCGTTTTGTAACTTTCGATTCAACGTCCGTTACTGAAAAACCTTTAACAAGTTTTTCTTCTCTAATTTTTTTAATTTTTCCTGAATTTTCATCAGGTAAATCATACTGAATTTTTGCTACAAAGAATTTTTCGTCCATAATTTTATTTTCCTAAAAAATCGTTTAATTTTTTCATTAAGTCAATAGACTTGTCCATTCCCGTAGATTGTTGTTTAATTTTTCTTTCTTCGTCTAAATTTTCTTCGTATTTATCACGGTCTTCAGGATTGGAAAACAAATAAGCTCCTGGCGTTGATGGTGATGATACTAAGTCAAAACAAATTAATTCGAAATCATCTTGTACTTCATTTCTTTCTCCCACTTTTTTTAAAGAACCAACACCTCTTGAGGATATACCTAAAGTTACCCCTTGTCTCATTAAGTTTGCTGCTTGGTCTCCTTTAGTTGAAACAATCCCTCTTTCGTGGAATCCTGGTGAAGTTAATAATTTTAACTTTCCCATTAAAATATTTTTATCCCACCATATATCGTTGATAATATGAGATACTCTATCTAAATCAATAAGTGAAGATTCAGGGTGATTCAATTCAGATGTTGATAATCCTTTTGCGATTGCCTTTTTATAATTTTCAGCCTCTCTTTTTAATATTGTTTCAGGATAAAATCTACCGTTTCTATTTGGTGTATTATATTTTTGAAGAACCGCATAAAATTCGAATGGGTTTTTATAATCTAAATTTGCCGCCTCTTTTAAAATGTCTGAGTTAAGTCTATCTTTAGGAGATATATAACCAGCATCCATTTCAATTAAAATACCATGACCAAGTTCGTTGGCCTCTAAAATTCTTAAATTTTTCATCTAATCTTTTATGATAAATATACCATATGTAATACTTTATTTAATATTCTCTTTTTTTGAAATTGAAAAGTCGAAATATTTGTTTTCTTTAATGTTGTCTCTAAAAATGTTTTTTACAATTTGTTTGATA